CAACAAGGAATAAAAATGATAGACAAAGAAGTAGAAAACTATTACGAAGCCTACTTTGATTTGTTTATGCAAGCTGGCTGGCAGCAGTTTATGTCTGATGTCCAAGCAGCTTCAGATTCAATTCAATTACTTGCACTCCAAGATGCTAAAGAGTTACACCTAGCTCAAGGACAAATGCAAGTTTTTCAACGCCTTCTAAACTGGCAGGATTCCATAACTAATACTTATGATTCCGTAGTAGCAGAGGCAGAGCAAGAGGAGTTTAATGCGTAAGCTATTTGACTTCAAATGCAAAAATGACCACATAACAGAACATTTCACTGAATCCGACCAAGAACAAGTGTTATGTCCTGAGTGTGGTCACACATCAACGCGGATAATCTCTGGTACTTCTTTTAAGTTAGACCAATCCTTTGCAGGAGAGTCTATCAAATGGGCAAGAAGACACGAGAGAGCCGCTAACAACCACTAACTAATTCCACAATACTTTTATAAGTACGGAGAAATCATTAAATGGCTAAGATTATTGATCCTCTTGATAATCAACAAGAGTTAAATCTACAAGAAGACGAAGAACTTGTCAACTTATTTGACACAGATACACCAAAAGAAACAAAAGTCGCTGAGAATCCTCAGACAACGGCTGAAGAAACTAAGACCGAAGAAAGCAGTGTTCCTGATAAATATCAAGGTAAGTCTATCGAGGAAATTGTTCAGATGCACCAAGAGGCTGAAAAGCTAGTTGGTCGTCAAAGTTCTGAGGTTGGTGAGCTTCGTAAAATCGTAGATGACTTTATCAAGACAAAGGTAGACGAAACTAAGCAAACAGAAGTCCCAGATAATTCGTCAGTAGACGATTTAGACTTTTTTGAAAATCCTAATGAAGCAGTGAGTAAGGCTGTATCCAACAGCTCTGAAATGAAGCAGATGAAGGAGCTACTTGCTAAAACAAAACAGCAGGAAGTTCTAGCACAGCTTCAGAGTCAACATCCAGACTATGTAGACGTTATCCAAGACGATGAGTTTGCTAACTGGGTGAAGGCATCGGACGTAAGGATAGAGCTACTACAACGAGCTGATAAATACGATCTTAATGCTGCTAATGAGCTGCTAACCAACTGGAAGCAGATTAAAGGTGTTAAACAAGTTACGCAACAAGATCGTAAGCAACAGATCAAAGCAGCTTCTACAGGTGGTAAAGGTTCTGGCGAGCCTACCTCAAGAAAGATTTATAAACGTACTGACATAATCCAACTAATGATAAGTGACCCAGAACGCTATAAAGCTAATGTCGATGAATTTGACAGAGCTTATAGAGAAGGTCGCGTTAAATAATCTAACTTATAAAGGTATATAAAAATGGCAGGTTTAGGTAATTCCAATCACGTCACACCAACCAATGTGGACGCTTTTGTCCCAGAGATTTGGTCAGACGAAATCGCAGCAGCTTACAAGTCTAATCTTGTAATTGCTAACTTAGTAAAGAAAATGAGTCATGTTGGTAAGAAAGGTGATACACTTCATATCCCTAAGCCAGTACGTGGTTCAGCTACTGCTAAGGCAGAAAACACTTCAGTAAACCTAATCGTTGGTGCTGATACAGACTTCGCAGTTTCTATCGACAAGCACTACGAGTACTCACGTTTAATTGAGGACATCACTGACGTTCAAGCTCTACCATCACTACGTTCTTTCTACACAGAAGACGCTGGTTATGCTCTAGCTCGTCAGATTGATTCTGACTTAGGTACTCTAGGTAACTCACTATCAGGTCGTTACTACATGGACGCTGGTGCAACTGGTGCGTTGACAGCTTATGCTGCTGACACAGTTCTAGCTGCTGACGTGTTCACTGATGTAGGCTTCCGTACTGCAATCCAACTGCTAGACGATGCAGACGTACCTATGGACAATCGTTTCATGGTTGTTCCTCCTTCAGTTAAGAAGGACATTCTAGGTATTGACCGCTTCAATAGCTCTGACTTCGTTAATGGCCGTCCTGTAGAGAATGGTTTAATTGGCGAAATCTACGGTGTTAAAATCTATGTATCTACTAACCTACCTGAAGTCGAGAGTGCTGCTGAAAACGGTGCTAACGGTCGTGTAGTTGGTGGTATTCTAGGTCATCGTGATGCGTTCATCCTTGCAGAGCAAATGGGTGTTCGTGTTCAGACACAGTACAAGCAAGAGTTCTTAGGTGACTTGATGACTGCTGATACAATCTATGGAGTTGCAGAACTTCGTGATGGTGCAGCCGTACAACTAGTCTTCGCTTCTGACGCTACTCCAAGCACAGCAGCACCGTAAGACAATTTGTAAGTAATAAGAGGAGAGGTAGGAAACTGCCTCTCTTTTACTTAAGGAAATTATTTACATGAGTCCTAAGAATGACATAGACCCCATAGAATATGGGAAGCTACTTAGCAAGGTAGAATCTTTAGAAGAAAAG